ATTTTTTCTAGCCTTACGTCGAGCTCTCGCTCTTGCATTTTGCCTATCTCTAAATCTTCTCCATCCATCACCATCATAAACTGTGTTTTTTAATTTATCAGTTTCTTTCAAACCAAAAATTCTAGCTCCGTCTAGTGTTATCGGTTTTGCGTTCACAGCACCACCACCAGCATGTAAAGCGATAGTAGAACTATTAGTCCTAAAACCGTAAAGACAGTTATAAAGATGCGGTTCATTAATCTTTTCCTTTAGCTAGATCAATAAATTGTCTCATTGTTAATTTGGTTTCTCTTTCTTTCTCTACATCTAAAAAATCTAACTCTTTATTAATTCTTTTTCTTTCTTTCTGTATGTATATAGGTTCTAGTTCGCTCTGTAGTTTTTCCGATACAGTTTCTACCTTCTTCATTTCCCATCTAGTAATAATGTCACTGATCTGTTGATAAGGATAGTTCCTGGCAACCATGTCCGCACGGTAGGCTTTAATTTCTTTTAATAATTCTTCTAGTTCTGTGGCCATGTTCCTCTAATTTCTCTTTCTGTTGCAAGATCCACTATATTATCTCCCAGCTCCTGCGCTCTAGGTTCATAGTGATCTATAATTTGTTCCAACTTATGTAATTTTATTTGTGTATAAGGCCACATCAGTTTAGCAAACTTTAAAGCGTCCCGGTATCCGCAGCACCAACGCCATTGTCTTTTGTAATGTTTAGGTCGTTTATGGTATTTCTTTTCTCGGCTCCAACCGAATCCTAAAGTTTCATGAAGCCATTCGATAGCTGCCTTGTCGGTCATAGTTATTTCACAACGGATGTACCATTGATTATAAATTTTTCCACCTCGGTCAGCTCTTTTAGTTGGCTTTTTCTTACAGGCTACCGATCCCTCCCCATCAAACAGGCCGGCTATGTAAGCTACTTCAGCTATGGTCAGTGGTGTCTTTTCTTCGGTCATTTCCTTGTTGAATCCATTCTTTTTATATAATCTTTAGATATTTCTTCAGCCGTGGTATTCCATTTTTTTTTTAGATGAACGGGGTATGGCATACCCATAACAGTGTCTTTCCGTCCTCTCTTCTGTTTTACAGCTATATCTAGCATCATTATCTGTTGAAAATTTAATCTTACATCATAAATTCCAGGTTGATTCCAATGAGACCTTCTCCACCCCTTATCCTCATATGTATGATCTTTTATTATTTCCTCTTTTAAGTCTTTAATTAATTTATTTATTCTGTGTTCTTTCATTTTTTCCTCAAAGATTTTAATTCTTTTTCATGAACCAAATTATCGTACTGGTGATCCTCTTTAGCCCGTGCTAATTCTGCTTTAAGTTCTTCGTTTTCTTTTCGTAAAGCTTTCATCTCTGGAGAGTTTAGTCCAATTCCTTTTATAATTGTGTTTTCTCCTTCAGCTTCTTCTACTCTCTTCTTTAATTTTTTATTCTCGTCGTTTAGTCTTTCTATGTCGTCGCTAGTCATCATGTTGAATAGCCTCATACAAATGTGTTTTAATATTTTTTTCTGTATTAACAATCGTTAAGAAATCAAGTCCGCCGTAAGTTTTGGTATATACATTATTGCCTACAGCCACACCTGCTCCACTAGTTAACATGGAGAGTTCAGTGCATCCTGCCAGGATCGTCATTAGACTGAGGTATTTTATCAGTGATTTCATTAATCTCTCCTTCCGATTCACACATGGAGCATTGAGAAATAACAGATTTATCTAATTTTTCAACTGATTCATGTGGAATCTTAATATACCCGTTGCCTTTACAACGCGGGCATACAATCTTTTTAGTTTTGTTTACCATTTAACTTTAACCTTTCTAAATAAACTACTCTTTTTTGTAGACGTATAGCTTCATCAAGACGACTGTTGATGGCGCCAAATAATGGTGTAAGGTCTGCTTTTGGATCGTAGTTAAGATTAAGAAGTTTTTTAAATTGATCTATTGCTGTGGCTTGAAGCTGTAGATTATATTTTATTAATCCGTCTATCATTAACGACCTGGATTGGCCTTCCCATTTAATTTCTTCGCCTTCTCATTTACTAAAATGCTAATTGTTTGCGAACGACTTAACACAGCGTTCGGAACAATTTTTCTACGGATCACATCAAGATCATTATAGGTCTCGTGTTTTAATGATACGTTTTTATATTTGCTAATATCAGTCATATACTGTACTTTCTCCTTGTTAATTTAAGTTTCATTTATGGGATTTATCTCATAATTTACAACAGGTGTCAATGACTAAATTCACATTAATAATATGGGTATGCTCTTTTTTGGGTAATCCAAGTGCATGTCTACCTCCCGTGGAATATCCAAGACCATTTAATAGTTGGTACGAGTGTTCACGCTATGCTCATCAGGAGTCTTTACTTATTATTTCTAAACTGGGTTTTAAATATATTAATGACAACAGAATTGCTCTTAAATATAGCTGTCTGAAAGTATCTTCTATTTAATTATTGAGCTCTTTGAGTATTTTTTGAATAAGCTTTGTGGCTTCTTTTTTTTCTCCTTTTTCAAGATATTTGATTAGTGCTCTCATTAGGAATTTTATGTATAGAGTATTGCTCATACCCTCTATATAGGTATTTTTAGGACAGATCGGTTATTAATTTTCCATCTAAATGATCCATTTCATGTTGCACCACTCGTGCAGGTAAATGGTAAAAAGTTTTATATTGCTCTTCTCCATGCCTGCAAAACCATTTTAAACCTACGTATACAGGTCTTTTAACTTCTACTAATTTTTTAGGACAGGATAGACAGCCTTCTTCTTCAGTTAATTTTTCTTTGGCTTTCGTCTCAAGAGTAGGATTAATAAAAATTTTTGGGCTATTGTGATTGGTGCTGGTGTCTATGACAAACATTCGCCTTGCATATCCCACCTGATTGGCAGCTAGGCCTATACCATGATTGCGATACATAGTATCTATCATCTGATCGATGATGACTTGATCCTCTGGGCTCAACGGAAATTTAACTTTGCTGGTTGGTTCTCTTAAAAATATATCTGGCTGCTCTACTATTTGCATATAAATCCTTGCCAGGTCCCGGATCCGTTATTCAAAAACCATGTATTCTTTTCCATGCTGTAAGTCGTGTGTTCAATTCTCATCTTATCTCCATGCTCAAGACATTCCATCGTGGTTCCTTCAAACGGGAACGATGGTAGACTTAATTCTCCGTTAAATAGCAGAAGTATTAATACTATTTCTTTGACCATTGATTTTTTGGATCATACTTTTTGGTCCCCCACCCAAGAACTTTTTTAAGACCCGGAGCTTTTAATTCTAGTGTAGCATAAGGTCTCCATGCCCGTACGATTAGGTTAAGTTCTAATAATAATGTTGACCATTGTTTGGTGCTGATGTTCTTTGATTTTATTATTATTTCTTTTTCTTCCATTCTACCCCCTTTCCTCAAACCTTTCTGGTATCCTAGCTAGAATTAAACCCCCTACACCAATACAACCTTTAAATTTCCCCTTCTTTATAACCGGAAAAGATTGTTTATATTCTTTAGCTTTAACAAGTTTAAAAGACGGGACATCTGTGTGACTAGCATCTATCATTTCTTGCCGTATCCATCTGTGGAAATAACCATCTGGTGCAACAGGAGCATGTAAACCAAATTTTCCGTATGATTTTTTAGCCTGCTTTCTTTTTTTCTTTCTTATTGTGATTGTGTAATTAAATAAATTTATTTTCATAACCATCCTTTCACCCTGTATATAGGATATTATGAGAGGTTTGTCAACGGCCCTGGCCGCGATATTTTTTGTATGGTTTTTGGCTCTTATTTAAGCGCTTTCTATGTCGTCCAATCTTTTTTCTACTTCTTTCCCGGTAGGTATCGAGGCCGTAAGCGCCTTGTTTAGCCATTGTTAAGGTCTTTTGTCTCCGCCATTACTATCTTTCCGCCTATAGGAATATAGGCAATTTTTCCATTTACCTTTTGTTCTACATCACCACCACATGTTATGCATCTGAAGACAGTTTTATAAATAGAGACAAGTATACCGTCTGTGTGGCAGAAAGGACACTGACCATTCACAACCTGGGCGTTAATCTCTATCCCACTCCCAAAGTTCCCTTTTCCGTATCGTGTCATCTTGTCTCCTATATTTAGTTTTATCTGGAATTGTTGTTGGTGTAAAGAACTTTAAAGCTTTAGCAATTGGATTAGGTTGTTTTCTTTTTCGGTTCTTTTTAAGGAAAAAAGCATATGCTTTTTTATTCACTACTGTAAGATAAGTTTTTTAATACTTATAGACCCATCTATATTTTTCTCTAGTTCAGCTTCAGATTTAATACAAGTATATTGTACGTTTGGTTGATACTGTCTCAACGCATGGCGTTTACCTTTAAGACATTCTCCCATTGATGGTTGTATTCTATGTTCTTTAATTTCATTATTAACTAACATTAATAAAGCGATTACTATCTCAGTCATGTGTGCTAACCCCATTATTCCTTACCTTATCTTTAAGTATTTCAATTTGTTGTAAAATTTTATCTACATCTTTTTGTAGTCTTAAAATATTTACTGCATTATGTCTTGATTCCTTAATTTCTAATTGTATGTACTCGACGTCGCCCAGCAAACTTTCGATCAACAAAAATTGCTCAGAATCTGCGGGCAAACTTCCTAATTCTCCCCGAGGCCATTTTATTGAAAACTCAACTGCTTGATCTAAATCTTTTTGAATTAAAGTATTGTCTGTTTCTAGTTTATTAATTCTTTCTATAACTCCAAAGTACGCCCATACGCCTATTGCAACTGCTGCCAAGATTGACAGTAAGTTTCTCATCGGCATACTTATTGCTGTATTATCAGATACTTTCATTCATTTCCTTTGGAAAATAAGGTGTGTAACCTTTGTGTTTAGCTTCTTCATCATCTTCACCTAATAAACCTATTACTTCAGGAACATAATGTATAAGTAATCTTTCCACACCTTCGTGAAGAGTTTTTTTACTCATAGCACAACCTGAACAGGCTCCAGCCATTTGTAGTCTTACAACACCTTTTTCGTAGGAAAGAAAATTAATTTCTCCGCCATGCGTTGCTACATTATCTTTTACTTTAGTTTCTAATGTAGATTTAATATCTTTTATAATCTCTTCAGTGCTTCTTGCTTTACCTAATTCCATCTAGTTACAATTATTTTTGCTTAAGTCTATTGGTACTTCTTTAGTAAACCATACGTAAGATGAAATCTTAGTTCCGTCCTGTGTATAAGTACATTTTTGCCCGACCGTGCAGGCGCTTAATGCAAATAATAGTGCTAGTATTAAATATAATTTTTTCATAAATTAGGTCCTCCAAATATTGCTAATAGTATTAATAAAATAATTAAAATTCCAGTAAAATAATAATCCATAATACCTACCCATTATTGACAGCTTTCGCATTCCCCAGTGTCATCAATTACCACACCACCACCTTCATAAGTAGAATCTTCTTCTCTACTATTACAGTCGCATGTTTTGCATTCATTACTCTCTGCATTTGTACAGTGACACATTTTATTACATTTTTTACAAAATCGTTCAGTCATTTTTTTACCCACAATTCCCCAGCTATTTTTCATAGCTTAATTAAAATATGATTATGCCGATAACTAGACCGATCGCTGCGCCTATAATGTATTCTCTGTAGTCACACCATAGTTTCTGAGCTCCAATTTTTATTTTTTCCATAGTTTCCTCCTGGTTAATCGTAAATCTCTCCCCAATTATTACCAAACTCGTAGTCTACTTTATTGGGAACTTCAAGTGTAACAGCATTCTCCATAATCTCAATAATTTTTTTAGCCTTTTCGTCATCTACAATTGAAATATCTAGTTCGTCGTGTATTTGAATATGTGGTATAATACCTTCTTTATAGAGATCTAACATAGATTTTTTAGTCATATCCGCCGCACTTCCTTGAATTAATTTATTTAAAGCTTTGTAGGTATAGGCACGCCGGATCCCTGGTCCATGTTCTTGGAGTGCCTCTTCGTGAGGCATAGCCTTATGCATCCCAAAACTATTTGGTTCCCATAAATGGAAACGACACAAACGTCCCAATAACGTACGTATTTGTCCCCGGTCCTGTGCTCTGTTAGAGGCTTTCTCCATAAGTTGTTTAACAAAAGGAACTTGAGCATGATACTGATTAAATAAGTCGGCTGCTTTTTCTTTACTAACCCCGAGTTCCGCTTGAAGTTTAGCCTTACCCATCCCGTAAAATAATCCTAGATTAATAGTCTTTGCCTGGGATCTAGGTATCTCTGCCATATCGGCAACGGTCTGATGGAAATCTGATTCCACATTCTCTTTATAAGAATCTATGACTTCATAAACGGATGGTAGTTTATAGAGTGATGCATAGTGTACAACAAGTCTCGGCTCCTGCTGATTATAATCAAAGCAGCCCCACTTGTGTCCTTCTTCAGGTATAAATAAACTTCTTATTTTAGGGCCCAGATCCTTGTTTCTAGCGGGAATTTGTTGGAGGTTTGGGTTCTGGTATGAAAATCTTCCGGTGACCGTTCCACCTCCTGCGTTTCTAAGTTGATTTATTTCTGCGTGGATCCTTCCCTTGTGTTCGTATCTTAAAATAGAATCTATAAATGTTGTATGAGCTTTATTAATTTCTCTTGCTTGAGCAATCATATTGACGACAGGATGGCTATGTTCTTGTAAAAAATTTTTAGTAAATGACGGGGCTTCAGTTTTTTCTGTTCGTGGGTATTCTATCTTCAGCATATCAAATACATTAGCCACTGATCGTGCTGCCCATATCTGTGTGTCTATGTTTGTTTCTCCTTTTATTTTATGTAATAATTCTTGTTCCGACTTCTTAAACTCTGTTTTCATTACTTGAGCTCTTTCGACATCTACTCGTACTCCCTTGAATCTCATATCAACAAGACATGGGAAGAGTTCTGTTTCTAAATCAAATATATCCTCCAGGTCCTGGTTAATAATTTCTTTTTTCATTTCTTGCCATAAACCAAAGGTTACTTCTGCATCTCTTTCTGCATAAGATCCAACATGCATAGCCGGCAGCTTATACATTTCAGCTTTAGGATTGATTCCCCACTCTTCTGCGGCTTCTGCTAATGCTCTTTCATTTTTACCATACCCTAAATAACGCCAGGATAGACTGTTAAGATCATAACGAAATCTGTTTTCATCTGTCACAGCTGCTGCGATCATGGTGCATACAATGTCACCATTGATTTTAAAGCCCATTTGTTTCAGCCAGCAGACGTCGTACATAGCGTTGTGAAAAATTTTTGTGGAAGGGGATTCTAAAATATCTTTCAGCCACTCCAAGACTTTAACTTTATCCATATTGCCACCACCTTCGTGGGCAATCGGAAAGTATCCTTTGTAATGTTTGGTAGCAACAGCGATACCAATTACTTCTCCATTACCAATAATGGCACCTGATCCTTTTTTAATTAGATCTGGATCCCTGGTTTCTAAATCAATTGCAATTTCATCTACTTGTCGTAGATCTGGAAATTCTGTGGGCTTTACCCATTCTGTTTGTGCTTCAAACCTTGGTATCTTCATTCTTTTTTTTCTCCCCTTGTTTTCGTTGAATGATTTTTTCTACGATTCCTCCATAACGTTTGTTATCAGACTGAAAGATTGATTTAATTATATCTTGTTTTAGTTTTGGTAAATTTAATAAAGTTTTCTTTTTCATAGATCTCCCAACATTAAATAGCAATACAGGCATAGCAGAGTTATCAACAACATATAGCTAGGAATACGGGAAGGTTCCTTCATTGTTCCTCCACCTTAGATTCAAAGACCTGACTTTCATGTGTGTGGTCCCCATAATCTCTTTCAATAATCATTTCTATAAAGTGAATGGCTTTTTCCAAATCTTGTCTCTTTCCTTTCAGCCGGTGACGGCATATATATTTTATAACGCATCCTTCTGGATAAAGCAACTCATTATCCACCACAAACCTGCTTGGTTGAATTTTAAATTTTTGGTAATGTGATCCTCCGATTTGTTTATCCCAAACTTTCGATGTCATATCCTTTTGCCTCCTTTTTTGCACCCATGATATATAAATTTTGTGACGTCCTTGTGACTCCTACATACCAGACTCTGTTTTCTTCATCTTCTTTTTCAAAATTTTTTTCTACGGCTTCTCTAATTGTTTTAGTATTGTCTAAAATTAGTAAAACATTGGTTGCCTCGCCCCCCTTTGCAGAATGGATTGTGGACAATTGTACTCTTGCATCTTTAGATAGTTCTTCGCCATGGCGTAACATTTCTCGAATATATAAACATTCTTCTGGGTCCACAGTAAATACATCAAACCACTTATTGGTCTTACTAAATCCAAATTCTTTTAAGTCATAGAGTCTTTCTTCTTCCCCTTGAAAATGATCATAAGGCACGTAATCAAATATATCTTTTATTTCTGTTAAAGACAACTTATCTTGCTTATCAGCCCACCTTGTGTAATTTACAATACTTTTAAACAAGGTTGTTTTATAACTTTTACGACCTTTAAATTGAAAATAAATTCCCATATCTATTAGTATTGGTTTAATTTTATAAAGCCTGTCGTTTGTCCGTGCAAGAACCAACCAATCTCCTTTATATAGAGGAGCATCTTCAACTGAAGTTATGTGATCCACAAATCCTTCTTCTTCTCTAGCCTTCCAATTTTTTTTAATTCTTCTTTCATCAGGAATTCTATTTAAAATTTTATTTGCTATACTTTGAACTTGTTTGGGAACTCTGTGGGATTGGGGCAAAATAATATTTTTTTTAGATGGTTCATCTTGAAATTTTTTAACATTGGCACCTGCCCATCCATAAATAGCTTGATCATCATCACCAGCCAGTATAACATATTGGGAATTTTCCCTTATAATATCTACCATTTCCCACTGCACGGGCGATAAATCTTGAGCCTCGTCAATAAATACGATGTCATATTTCGGACATAATTCGGCCACATTAAATTTTTCAATCATGTCAGTAAAATCTTTTAGTTTAAAGGAGTCTTTATAATTTTCGACTTCGTCTTTTAAAATCTGTAGAAGTCGTTTATCTAACGTAGGAGAATACATACCAGTGTTGTATTCTTCTTCTAGTGAGGCCCCCTTAATTCTTGCTGCGTTCATTAGATTAAAATATTCACTATTCGAATCTATGAACCCTGTAGTTTCTTGTCCATCAGAATAAACTGTAACCTCTATGCCTAGATCTCTTCCTATATCTTCGTAGTGTTCATCCTGCATCACTTCACTTTTTTTCATACCCAATCGCCAAAAAGCTAAAGAATGTAAAGTTCTAAAATGTTTTAAATCTTTTCGTTGGAGGTGTTTGTATGCATCCAACATTCTATTGATGGCCTCGTTGGCTGCTTTTTTAGTAAAAGCAAAGTATCCTATTTTATCTAGAGGGGTTCCTAGTTTATAGAAAGTTTTTGCATAATTAATAAGTGTGGTCGTTTTCCCTGTTCCCGGAGGCCCGTATATTTTTCTAGTGATCATTTTAATAAATCCCCTAAGTTGTCTCTAAGGCCGGTTTTAAATTTAGTTTCA